CCACTTCAAGATTACCCACAGCAGATGTTATTGCTTGACCATCTAAGGTTACAACAGAAGATCCAAGTCCAACTAATGTTCCTAAACTAAATTGAGCTTCTTGACCTTGTAACGTTACAGAATTATTAGGTGCAACTGCTGTGCCTTGTTCTGATGTTATTTCAAAACCTGTAGGTTCTATAATAGTTACAACCTCTATTGTAGGTGTGCCTAATTCTGATGTAACTTCAAAACCAGATATTGATACATCTTCGTTTGGTGCTACAGCTGTTCCTTGTTCAGCTGTAAATTCTTGACCTGTTAGACCCATTACTTGATCTGCAGGTGTAATGACACCTAATGCACTTGCAATTTCTTGACCTGTTAATTCTACTGTAACGTCGAGTTGAATAGCTAAATCATCAACGCTTGCTGTAAATGAAACACCAGATGGTAAAACATTTGCATCAGCAGTTATTGTTGGTGATCCAACATTAGATGGAGTTTCAACTCCAACTAAATCTACTACAGCTGTACCTGTAACAGTTACTGATCCAACGTTTGAAGATATTGATTGACCTGTTAATGTAACAGTTTCATCTGCAAGATTTCCCCACTCACCAGCGCCCCAGGATTTTGCACCCCAGCCTGTAGCGAGTAAATCATCTTCACCCCAGTAGGCTTGGCCCCAGGTAAATCGTCCCCATCCCGACATGGGTCACCCCTATGCCAATCTTAGGATTGCGCTACTTGCGTCTGCTGTAGGAAATTGAATTGTGAAAGTTCCGTTCGTTGCAGTTTTGTCACCACCAAAAGCAATAACCGCAACAGCATCAGTCGTACCACTACCACCATCTGTTGTAGTGTTATAAATTAATGCTCCGTTAGCAGTGAAAGAAGCTGATGAATAAGACACATCAGCAAAATCTGTGAATGCAGTTGTGCCCGATAAAGATACACCTTCATTTGTTAATGTAGCACCACCTGCTGTGTAAGCAGATCCTGCTGTATTAGTAATTTCATTTGATGTTGAATAATCAGTTGTTGCTGCACCTAAAGTTGCTGAACTTGTAAAAAGTGCAATTTTAAAAGTGTGTCCACCTGATGAATCAAAATCGTGTTTTCCTTGTAAAAGTTCTTGTTTAAAACTTGAACAAACTGCTGATGTAATTGCCATATTGTCTCCTTAATTATGGTGACGGAGAATTGACTTGTATACGCACAGTTCCGTCCGTGTAATCGTCTCTTCTGCGTCTGCCGATTTGCTCGCCACCAAACTTTTCTACCTCTTGTTTATACTTATTTTCGTATAATTGCAACATATCAATTGGACCTTTTAAAAATCCATATGTTTCTGATAAACAACAATATAATAGCCCATTTGGGAAATTTAAACTAATATAATTAGAGGTATTACTATCACTCAATACTTCAGGTGCTTTGTTAAAATGCACTCTAAATGAATAAGTCTGATCTGGAACCGGCGACATATAAATACGGCCAGAAGTCGTATCCGTATCTCCTGTAGCACCACCAAACATTGCATAATATTTAGGTTTAGCTCTATCCGCTGATTCTGTTGAAGAAACATATTCTTGTAAGAAAGTTACATCTCTTTTTTCTAGCCAAGTATTTGCTCCTGTGATTGCTGATGTAGAATCATAGACTTGAATACCTCTAATAAATAATGCACCTGCTGGACAGTTAATAGACTCTTGTCCTACAATTAAATTACCTGTTTGTTGTTTTCTATCGGCATCAATTGGAACATCACGCATAATTCGATACTGTGAATTAAGTATAATATTTTCTAATTGTGAGTCTGATAAAACATTAGAATCTACTTCAGTGTAATTTCTAATTTGTGACCTTAAATCTGATACTGTTAATCCTGCCATATTATGGTGTCAATGTAACGGGCCCTGCAGTTACCGTTGCTCCTCCTGATTCTTCTGTTACTGTAGCATTTGATCCACAATCAAATGTATAAGTATTTGTTGTTACATTACTTATAACAAAACCTGATGAATTTTCAAACACTGTAAATGCAATTCCACCTGGACTTCCTACAACATTTCTAAACACAATTGTGTCGCCATCACTTCTTCCATGGCTTGGTTCTGTAACAGTTATAATCGATGATGTTGATGTTAAACTAAATGGATTACCGGGCAATAAATTTTCTGTTGCGGGTTCTGTTCTTGCAGGTCTTGCATCAGCTAAACCCTGAGCATCTGCAGTAAATCTTTTAGGTTCAAGTTGAGGGTGTTTAGCTTCAAACTCTGATACATGTACAAAAGCTCCATTCCATTCTTTGACCATTTCTTTATACGGAAACTCTTGTCCTGAACGATCTGAAATTGCTTTTGCGTATTTTCCTTTTGATAAATTAGACATTTGGATAATACGTTTTTGGAGTTATAAAAGAGCTTGATGAAGATCCATCTTCTTCAAGAGCTCTTTGTAATTGATCTTCATAAATTAATTTTAATGATTGAATTCTTTCGGGTGCATATTTAATCGATAAGTAATAAGACAGTCCTGCAAGTAAACACGGAATAAATCGGTAAGGCACGTCCGCATCATTGGTATAAGCTCCAGCATCTTCAATTCTTTTAACATAATAATAGTTAATAAACTTTCCAGCTTCACTGGATCCAGGAGTTAGGTATAAAGTAATTGTCACCTTATCAATAAATCTTTGAACAAAATATTGTGTAGGTTGACCTGTTGAAGTTTTATTTGATAGTGCTTGATATGCGGATCTATTAATCTTAGTTAGTGGCACATCAATATTAGAGTCGTTTCTGAACGATGCTTCTAATACATCGTCAACTCCATACACAGCAGTTGCATCTGAAGTTCCATCAGCTGTTGATCTAAACATGGTATATTCAGCTTGTCCATTAACAAGTGTAATAGAATTATTTCTAACTTCCCAATAATGTAAACCTCGGTTTCCCCATTCTTGAAATAAAATATTTAAAGATCTTCGAGCAGATTTTAACTGATAACCTGATACACCTTGAAGACCTATTCTTTCATAGGCTTCTTCAATAATATCAGCAATCGTAAAACCTTTTTCAAAGGTTGTTGTTCCAGAGGTAGTGTTAGCCATTTAACCTCCTAGCCGTCGAAATAGACAGTTACCGAATTACAGTTTACTTCAGAAAAAGTTATATAAGCACCATTTTTGAATACGATTCCATCTTGTGGAATGTTTACTGTACTAATATCTCCTGCTGTTGCTTGTGTTCTCAAAGTTAATAATGAACTTCCTGCAGTTCCTGCGTCCCTTACCTCAACACTTCCAATAGCTCCACCAGAAGCCACGTTAGCTTGTCTTACTCTAGTTCTTCCAGCAAAAACTCCGCCTGCTACATCAGCTGTCATCCCTAATGACACATTATTAGTAGGTTGTGCACTAACTGTTGCAGAAGTAATTGTTTGAAAAAATGTAGTCGTACCTGTAGTTGTAGCTGCAGTACCAAGTAAAGTAATAACTTCAGTCGCTGCATCACCATTAACATCAGTTCCAACAATTGTTACTGTTTTACCCCCGTCAGAGGTGTTTGTAGTTGTTGCAGTTATTTTTCTACCTGTGTTAGTTCCAAAACTATTATTAGCTAAAGTAAAAGTAGTGGCAGGTGTAGCTGCCGCAGCAACATAAGTAGTTGAAGATGCATTATCATCAATAAAAGTTTTTGCTTTTACATCACCCATGTATCCCATGTTTATCTCCTTTTAGTGGTGCTCCCGAAGGAGCACCTTTAATTATTATTAGCTAGCGTCCGAAGAACCAGCAACACCAATAAATTTTAAAACTATTGTTGTATCTGCTCCTGGATCACCACTTAAAACAACTTCAACTTCATCTGGAGTTGCAGTTGCAGCAGTAGTTGCTCCACCTGACATTCCTAATGCACCGTTACAAGGGAAAAATCCTTTGAAACCAGTTGAATTAACAGCTGCAGCAATTCCGTCTACGAAACCATCTGTATCTGCATCAGTTCCAATATCGTTTAAAGTCACAGCGTTAGTCGCTTGACCTGTAACTGCAATAACAACACCCATTGGGATGAAGTTTGCTGGAATACCAATAGCTGATTCTTTTCCTGTAGTTTCACCATCAGCAACTGTAATAGTTGCAGTGTACTGAGAAAAAGTCATTGTGTTTGTTACATCGCCAGTTGTAGAACTTTTAACAATTGTTGAAAAACCGTTTTCAGATCTAACTGGACCGTTAAATGTAGTATTTGCCATATTATTATCCTCCTAATTATATTGACATAGTCTTTAGGCCGTCGACTATACTCGTCTATGCCAATTTAAAATGTATAGTAATATTTTTATACAGCAGAAAGGTGTCCTTAGCAAGTGTTTCCACTTTTTTAATAAAAGATAAACCCTAGTTAGCTAGCGTAGATATGATTCTCGCCATCCTTGATATTTCTAGGATTCTCTTGATTCTTTAAGATCAGTCTAATGACACTTTTGATCTGATCTCCAAGAGCTGACATTTCAGGTGTCACAAGTCCGCCGTTTTCAAGAAACAGCTCGTTCCATCTAGATTCGAGCTTCAGCTTCTGAGCGAACAACACCATGTTGTCGTGAGCCATCTTTAACCTCCTCATAGGTTATATAGAACCCGCTTTTACCTGTGTAATTAAGCTTGTTCGGCTCCCAGTTTATACTGTTTTTTCCCAGATAGTCAATGATTTCTTTGTGGACTTGTCCTATGGTAATCATAGAACTTTCTGTTTCTAAAATAAAACTTGTTTGAAGTTTTTCTGTAAAGATTTGTATTTTGTATTTTGAAGTCATTTTTTCTTTCTATTCTTTAAATGGGGCCAGATTGTGTCTGGCCCCAAAAATCGTTAAAGATTATGCACCTTCAACACCGAAGATACCTCTAGGGTCTGATACTCCAAAAGAGTATCTTTCTCTAGCTTTGTATCTTACGTTACCAGTATCAAAGTCGCCTTCCATAGCCGTTTTAATCGGGCTTCTGTCAAACATCTTCATACCGTTTGGCACGTCAGTGATAATGTAGAACGCATCTGCATCAGTTAAGAAGTTATTCACTCTGTAACCTTGAGGAATCATTCCCATAGATGCAATCGCATTGATGTCATTATCCGCTGTAGCTGTTCTGCCTTGAGATTTCATTAATCTTTCCGCAGTGAATTGTAATTCACTTGGAATGATCATTTTTACACCTCTAGCAGCAACTTTTAAACCTCTTTCATCAGTGATAGCCGCAATATCGATTAACGACTGCTCTAATGAAGTTTCGTTTAAGTCAGCTTGAGTTCCTAAAGTGTTAGCATAGCTACCAGCAATTGTTGGGTGAGTAGTGTTAAATAAAGAAACACCATCGCCTGAATCAAAATTGTCAGTAGTTGGTAATCCTTGAATTAAAGGATTAACCGCTTTCACTTGTTTTGTTTGTGCCATTGAACGTGCTAATGCTTTTGTATATCTAGACGCAAGTCTGTCATACAAGTTATCTTCAATAGCTTCTTCTGTTATCGCGAATGCTAAAGCAACAGTTTCGTGAGTGTATCTCGCAGTAAAAGTCTCTTGCGCATTGTCAAAAGATACTCCTTGACCCTCAGCTTTAACTTGTGCTTGAGCGAATCCTGATAACATTACTTCTTCTTCAAACGCTCTGTCTGAAGATTCAGTTGTGTATATTTCAGCATGTTGATTTTCATACTGTTTATACTCCAGGCCGAATAGTGCATTCAAACCTGGCTCTAGTTCTTTAACTAGTTGTCCTCTTGATATAGCCATAATTTATACTCCTATTCTGCTATTATGATTGTAACTCAATTAAGTTTGGAACAACCACCACAGATGCAAAAGCAGCAGTAGCATCACTGTTTTCAGGATCCTCTGCAGATCTTAATAATCTGAATGATTTGTTGTCCGCACCAGTTGTACCGATGTCTAGAGTCGCTGATGATTTACCAGTGGTATCGCTACCTGCTGATGCATTCATATCAAACGTTTCTAAGAAAACGGCTTGAGCTGCAGCTGCGTCAGTCGCAACTACATATTGTTGTTGTGGGTTATCATACACAAAAGCGTCGATGTCCTCTGAGTTAGCAGGTGTTATCGGTTGCTTGTAGAAATTTGCAAATGTCGGCTTTAAAGTGTTTGCCGCATTGTAGAAAATTCCATTAAGAACACCTAAAATAGGTGCAGCCGCAGTTTGGCCATCGATAATGTATCCTGCAGAACTAGCAACAGCGCCACCATTGTAGATAGTTGTAGTATAGCCCGCATCGATTTTGTACTTACCTAAGCCTTGAGTTGAAGGTGTTGACCCCAACGTTCCAGCAGCAACAAGTCCAAAACCTTGTGTGTTTTTATTAGCCATATTTATCTCCTATACTAATAGTTGGTTTGTTTTTAGTTCTCGTTGAATCGCTAAAAAATTAACTTTTCTTTGATCCACCGAAAGTAGTACGCGTTTGCCTATCAACATTGATTGGCATACTTGGGTGCTGTTCCTTCATAAGATCGTTATCTAATGCTTCGACTGCTTCCTTCGACTGTTGTGCGTAGTAAGCTTGTCTTTGTTGCGCGATCTCTTCCGGTACCCTTGTCAGCACAAGGCCACCTACTCCTATCACTCCTGCGTATTTTCCATCTTCCACAATGGGATAATCACTGTCAGGGTATTCATCAGCTCTCACTAATTCATATCCTTGTCTTAGTCTTCCTGTGATATTTTTAGTATCTTGGAATCCAAGACTTTCAGCTCTTACCCATCTGTGCCTAAATCCGTTTGGCGCAGGGGGTGCGTCTAGAGCAGACGGTGGAGTCCATACTTTGGGTTTGGATTGTTTATCCCTAGTTTGGCTCGCACGAGGGGTTCTTTTGTTTTCGTTTTCCATATGCTTATGCCTCCTTCGTGAGTTTTAATTGTTTCGCATATTCTTCAAGTGGCACACCTAATTTTTTAGCGATTGCAACTTGAGACGGCGTGAGTCTCACAGTTTTGCGACCAGTTCTTGTGCTTCGCGTCGCTGACGCTACTTGTTGCACGGGTTTAGTCGATTCCGTTGACTCTTGTTTAGCAAATTTATGCGGAAATTCAAGTCTTATTCTTCTATCAATTTCAGCATAATATTCGTCTGATCTAGGATCAAATCCCTCTTGATTTATCATTTTATCATGTAATCCCATGGCTGTGTACGTCATAGCTTCATCTTGACCGAACCATGAGTTTCTTTCTGCCCACAATTCAGCTTTTGGATCTGCTCTTCTTGGTGCCACAGCTTGTTCTAAAGTCTGTTCCTGTTTAGAAACTTCCTTTCCTTGGCCTTCCATGATTTTTTTCTGATTATCAAGTTCTGCTTGTGCATAGGCTAATTGAGCCACAGCTTGCTGTGCTTCAATTTCAGCTTGGATATCGCCTGCTTCTCTTGCATTTGCTAACTTAGCTTTTGCTGCTTCCATGCCAGATTTGATACTTATTTCTTTTGTTTCAACAGATGAAGTATTTAAAGAACTGTATTTTTTCTCCAATTCTTCTTTTAACTGTTGTTGAGTTTTAGCGAATTTTAACGCTTCTTCTCTTTGCCTCTCAGCCTCTCTCATTTTCTTTGTGAGTTTAGCTATTCTTTTTTGAACACCTTGTGAGTATTCTTCTAATTCTTCTTTCTTAGCTTCTTTCGGAGCCTCTTCCGTTGCTTCTTGTTTCGCTTCAACGGCTTCTGCTTGCGGCTCGGTTGCCACTGTTTCAACACTAGTTTCCTCAGTTGATTCAGCTGTTGTTGTGTCAGTTGATTGGTCCTCTTGGTTTAATACTATTTCAGTATCTTCACCCGATGTATCAATGTCAACTGTTTTTTCTTCTGTTTGCATAGTTTCCTCCTATGTTAGTATTGATGAAGTATATCTTCTGGGTTTTCGATTGTGGCTAGAACTTCATCATCGTTTAATATTCTAACTTCACCACCATCGATTTGTATCCTAGAACCTGCATAACGTGCAAAGATGACCCAGTCACCTTTTTTGCACCATGGTCCTTCAGGAAATTTTTCTTTATCATAACAATGTGGTCCTTGTGCTAAAACTAAGCCGCAAGTTGAAGCCACTTGTTGTTTCTCTAAAGTTTCTTGTCCAAAATATAAACCACCTTTAGATTTTTCTGGCATTTTAAATGGCAGAACAATCATTCTCCAACCTGTGGGTAAAGGTAGTTTAGATTCTTCTTTTGTTTTTAAGCGGTTGTATGCATCTAATTCCGCATCATCTTGCTTTTTAAATTTTTCTTCTAGTGCAAGTCTAGTCTTCGGTACTTCCTGGGAAGTCGACGACGTTATCAGTTTGTCGCTCATCTTCTTTCTCCTCCGTTTCTTCGTTTTGATTTAGCATGTCTGTCAAAGCTTGATCAATCGATTGATAAGCATGTGCTTGACCTAACATGTATTTATATTGTTCATAATCTTTAGCACCTCCAGCAATCATCGCGTCTCCAACAGACTGATAATTTTCTCTAAGTGTTTTTCTTAAATTGTGAACAAGTATTTCTAGATTTAGCATTTCCACCTTCTGCGTGCCTGACGGATACGAGAATTTGGATCATTACGAGTTTTTGCTGATGCTCTTTTGAGTTGCCCTAGTGAACGTGCGCAGTATGATTTTCTGCGTTTGGCAGCTTTTGATCCAGGTTTCACTTTACCTGTCACGGCTGTTTTTAGTTTGGAGCCGGGATTCTCTCTTCTGTAGCGTTTGACACCGGCTCGTGTCATGCCTGCGCCCGATTTTGTCGAGCGATAATATTTTCTAGTTTTAGGTGGTTGTTTATCTTTACCCATTTTTTCCACCAGGTCCCATTGGTTTTTCAACCAAACCACCTTTTTTCTTTCCTCTATCCTTTAAAGTATCTTTAATTAAAGCTTCAACAGGATCAGGTAAACTTTCATTTAATAAACTTTTTAATTTTGAAGAAGACATTCCTCCAACTATTTTTTCAAAGTCAGGTAGTTTAATTATTCCAACTCCTGGTATGTCGTATGTTTTTCCCATTATGCTCTTTTACTTTTTTTTGAAAATGTTGCAACGTTCTTTGGCTTAGGGCCAGTGTTCGACGCGGCACGTTTTCGTTTGACTGCAGAAGCCTTTTGAGATGCACTCATGCTTCTCGCTTTTGCAAGAGGGACACACTTTGGATATTTTCTTTTGCTTCCCTTCGATCTGCCGCACGGTTGATATTTTCCGTTCTTCTTCGGCGCTCCTATATCGACCCATTTCTCTTGTACCCATTTTCTTAGGCCACCTTCTTTAGACATAAAGTGTTTTCTTTCTGCGTTTAACTTTACCGCAACCTGTTGCGATTTTACGCTTTCCTGCTTTTACGTTTTTTTGTTTTTGATTTTTTCTTGCCACCTGGTGTTACCTTCCCTGAACAAACTGCTGAGGCATACATGTTTGCATATGCAGACGGATAAACTTTAAATTTACGTTTTGCTGCAGCTTTTCCTCTTGGACAAAGTTTAGCCATTTTTCTTTTTACACTCACATTCGTGATTGCACATGCAAGGTGTAATCCCTAGTAATTTACAAAGTATTTCGCAAACTTTATTTTTTATTTTCTTTAGCATATTTTTGATTTTAAAGCTTTTAAACCTTTGTTTGGTTTTTTCATACCTGGTTTTGTGCCGTCTTTTAGCATTTTTCTTTTTGCCATTCCGCCACCCATTTTTTTAACACGTCCACCCTTCATGTAACCTTTAGGTGATACTTGTTTATTGTATAGTCTGTTTGCCATTATTTTCTCCTCATGATTTCAGTTCCTTTAATTCCGTATATTGCCCCAACCACTGAGACAAACAAGATTTGGAACCACATAGGCATATTACTAAAGTATTCAAAGAATAAATCAATCTTAATTTTTATATCTGGGTCATCCGAAAATACAGACCAGATTAAAAGCATCACGGGCGCGGAAACGAGGAGTAATACGAACTCATCTTTCCAAGAATTTTGCTGATCATTCTTGACAATCTTCTCCATTTCGATTTCGCCTTTGGCGAGTTTTTCGGCATGTAATCTCCTTGCGTCAGCCAACAACATTTTTTCTTGTTGACGCTGTTTAAATATATGTGAGCCTGCTTTAAAGGCTAATTGTAAGCCTTGTAACCACATAACTAGTACGCTTTTGAGTTTCTTTTCTTCTCAGGTAAAACTTTTCCCATACCTCTTACCGGCATTTCAGGTCCACCTGTAGCAATATGATTAAAAGCACCATTGTAAGTTGATTTAGAACGTGGATCGATTTCGATTTCTTGTTCTGGAACTTTTACCTCAGTAATTTTGTTCAATTTTTCCATTTTAGCTCCTTTTTTGTTTTACACCTGCTTCTCTTAAAGCAATTGCAATAGCTTGTTTTCTGTTTTTAACCTTTTTTTTAGATTTTCCAATAGGTAATTTACCTTTTTTATACTCTCGCATCACTTTTGCGATTTTTTTACCTTGTTTTTCAGTTTGTTTACCCATTTTTGCTCTATTAATTGTCATTTTTTCTAATTATCGATACTCCACCCATCATATCTTTAGCATTTGGTAAAGTTTTTGATAAAATTGTCTTTTCAATTGAAGTATCAGCCCTTAATTTTGCTAATTCTTCGTTCTGTTCTAGTTTTTCGTCTTGATTTTCTTGATTCATCATCGCTCTCATCTTATCAAGATTCATTCTCTCTTCACCTTCCTTCTCTTTTCTAGCATTTTCCATTGCTCGAAGGTCTAATTCTCTTTGTCTTAGTTTTGCAACTGGATCATTTCCAAAATCACCACTAATTTTTTTCTCTTGTTCTAAAAATTCTTCCATCATTTCAGCAATCAATACCGCTTTTCTAGATTCAATTTTTTCACCTAACATTTTAGCTTGAATTTGTAGCTGTTGTATCATGGCTGGATTCTGTTGTATTTGCATATTCATTTGTTGTAGCTGTTGAAGTTCATCTCTAAACTCAACTTCAACCTGTTCTTGAGCCATTAAACTAATATGCTCAAAAATATTTTTCTCTAAACTTGCTGTGACCACGGGATTGTTCTTTGCCATGTTGGTTCCCATAAAATTTAAATGCGCAGTGATGTGCGCTCTGTGATCTTGTCCTGGAAACGCTTGGAACGGTTTCCCTGCAAGAGCATCGATGTGCTCTAATGCAGGGTCCTTTGGTTGTGGGGGTTGTGGTCGAATTAGTATTTTATCAATATCTTTCACACCAAGTGCTTCATACATATTTCGATACACTTCGTATTGATTATGTATTTGCGGATTCGATGCCGCCAGTTGTAGTTCCGTTTGCGCAAGGGAGATACGCTGTGTCTGTGAAAAGATATTTGGATCTGCAACTGGCAAAATATCGACTCTATCGTCAAAGTCTGTTTGTTTAATCATTCTTTGACCACCTACCACATCGTAAGGATACTCTGCAGGTAGATAAAGTTTGAAAACTCTTGCCATTAATCTGAATTCATTTTTTAATGCTGCATAGATTCTTTTATGAATCGCAGACATCGTTCTGCTTCCTCTTTCTAAAAGCGCGACTGTCGTTCCCACCGCAGCTTGCTGATTCCCGTCACCCACTTGAAGGTCAGCTATAGATGCAAAACGCTGACCGGCTTGTACAACGACTCCCAATAAATTCAAAAGCGTTTGAGATGGTTCCTTAAAAGGAAGTGTCATGAATGCGTCTCTAATATTTCCACCGGGTGCATCTACGTCTCTAAATTCACCAGGTTGAATAGACTGAGCATCATCTCTAATTCTGATACCTCTTTGTTTAAATCCTGCAGGTAAGTTTGATAATGTTCCTGCATCGAGTAATTGTCGTAACGCAGCAGTTGCTGTTCTTGATAATCCACCAATCATGTGAATTAAACCAAATCCGTAAAAACCAAGGCCTGGTAAAAATTTAAAGTGAACGAAATATTGTATTTTGTTTTTTCTTGGATCACCAATTTCATAATTTCTTTTTACTGATAAAACTTGTCTTGATCCTTCTTCAATCGTGACAATGTATGGAAGTTTAATTCCTGTCGGTTCACCATTTGCATCAACATCTTCAAAACCTTCTAAGTCTAAATTAACGTGGCACTCCAGTAGTGTAAATACATCCTCATCTTTTCCAGATTTAGTTGTGCCTTCTAATTCTAATTCTTTTTTCTCAACGTCAGTTAAATTATCATAACTTGGTTTAAGTTCGATATCTCTATAGAACCCCGCTACTTGCTGCTTGCGTAATTCATTCTCGGATATACGAATACGATGCATAACCGCTTCTGCATCTTCAAGAGAAGTTGCCGTGTAAGGTACGATTAAATCATCTGCAGGTACAAATTTAGAAACCGCTTTGCCTTCAACTTCATCGTAATAAACTTTTTTAAATGATGATCCTGCGAGAGGTAAATAAAATAACATTTGATCAAACTCAGGTTCATACTCCCCCATTTTTTCCATAATTTGATAATTCATAAAATCCTTGACTCTCGTTGCTTGCTGCTCCTTTTCAGGTGTCTGGATTCCGAGGATCTGGGTTCTTACCGGTCCGTTTGCAGGAAGAAGTTCTTTGTAAGCGAGTGCCTGGAATTGAGTGACGGCTTCTGCAAGAACGGGATGCGTGGCGCCAGAGGCTCCTTGAAAAGGCTCCGTTCGGTTATCGTATTTAAATCCTAAAAGATCTAATCCTTCTCTGTAACTTCTCTCCCAATCTTTTCTTGAATTTTTGTAATCTTGATAATTTCCATAAAGCGTGTTGCCTAATGCGCCAACAATTTCTTCTGGTAAAAATTCTGCTAAATTTGAATAGTGTTCGTCGCCACCTTCGGGTGCCGCGAAATTTGGATCATAGTCAATGTCAACTGAACCATCTTCGTTTTCTACAATCTCAACGCCTTCAGGTTTTTCAGCTTGCTCTTCTGCAGCCTCTACAACTTTTTCTTGTAGTTCTTCTTTTCCAGGAATCTCTAAAGTTTTTCTAGGTTCGTTTGGTAACGACTTGTCTATTTCTGCCATTAATTTTCTCCGATCGTACTGTCTTAACAGTATTATAGTTAATATTCAAGCCTTGGGGGGTAGGCCCTGACTTTGGTGGAGGTCCTGATTTTTTGCCTTTAATCATTTTCTCCTGCGGGTTTGATATCATTCAAAGCTTCTTTATAAGCTTGTTCTTTTTCAATCTGTTTAGCAATATCGTCATCTGCAATTTTAATTAAAGAATCATCACCTCTTATTTTAGCTAAATCTTCTCCTATTTCTCTATAAGTCTCTAATTCAACTCCATAATCAACATCTTTCAACTTACCATCCATATCAGGACGAACTGTTAATTCTTCATAATTAATTACTCCTTTTTCAGGATCGGTCTGAACTTCAAAATATTCTTCTTGATATCTATAGTCACCGTCTGTTGTTTTAGTTATATTGTAACCACCAGGACCTTCTTCTAATTTATAGGGACCTAGTTTAGTTGTGACTAAACCATCACGACCGTATTCAACACTCTCTCCTCTGTTTCTAATTGTAAAATACAATTCATTAATAATTTTTGGTAGTTCATCAAATTGTGAAGTTACATTTGTAACCGCTTTTTTAATTTCGGGTCCAAACTTAACTAATCCTGTAGTTAATGCACCAAGTCCTAATCCCATACCTGCACCTTTCTCCATAAAGTCTCTTCTGCCTGGATCTATAGGTGCGTTAGGGTCAATTGGAATTGTAGGTTTATCTAATGCAGGCGTTGTTTTCTTTTTGTCTTTCGGGTCTCCACCTATTTTCATTCCAACTCTCCCACCATTTGCAAAGTCATAAGCAGGGGGAGCTTCTTGTTCACCAAAATAACTTTTAGCCATAACGGTAGCGGGTATTCCTATTAATTTTGCAAAAGGATCGTCTGTTTCTGTAAATATTTCAGGTAGTTCTCCTCTTATCTTTGCGTATTCCGCTGCTTGTCTTTCAGCTCTAAATTGTTCATACTTATCAAACTCAGATCCACCAATTTGAAAATAGGCTTCTTTTTCTTTATCCGTTAAACCAATTCCTGCATTTTCCATTAAAGGAAGTATTTCTGCTTCATTTTTTACTCCACCGAATTTACGAACAGCGTCTTTCATTTTTTCAGTTGCACTTATGTACTCTTCACCTAAACCTTGTCTTTGAGCAAAAGCTTGTCTTCTTGGACCGCCTGCTCTGTTTTTAAAGTATTCATACATTGACAAAGTAGGTGCATTATACATGGCATCTTTTGGTCTTGTTCCGAGATACTCTTCTAAACGTAAAAAGGGTAATCCAAATCCCGTTTCAACTGCTCCAATTTTAGCCGCAGTTCCTGCGCCACGAATTACATCTGGTCCATACTTTACCGCACCTTTTGCAACATCGTCCATAATTTTAGTTGTAACGTCATCTAAAAAACCAAAGCCCATGTTAAGTTGATTTGGATTAAAAAAACTTTTAGTTAAAGGTTTCTGTTGTTTTTTAACTGCGTTGAACACAGCTTGCCTATTATCTTCAAACATTTTTATTTTTAACTGAGCATCAAAATCATTTGGATCTGCATTTTTTATAAAGTCTACAATTTCTCTTTCGGTCATACCGGGAAACTGATTAGTTGGATCGAGTTGAAACCTTTTTCCTCCAAACTCATGTGTTTTTTGAGAAACGGGATCCATAATAGTAAATGTTTTAAAACCTCTGGATTGACCAGCTAATCTTGCACCTTTTATATTTATATTTTCTAATTCTTTTTTTAAATTTTTTGGTTTTTGTTTTAATAGTCTTTCTCTTTTTTTATAAAGAGATCTCATTTTATCATCAATACCACCTTTTTTACCAATCTCTTTGTTTATATCTTTAGGAACATATCCTAAATTCTGTCCTGTTATGTATTGAGAAAACAAATCATTCATGTGACCTTTTTCAACGCCAGCTGTTCCTGTAAAAGAAGTTTTTACTCCACCTTGTTTTTTCTCAGCTCTGTCCCTTTTGAGTTGCGTTTTTCTTTTTTTTGCTTTTTTAATATCTTTACTTAAAAATTTTTCTGTCGCTTCTGGTGTAGCTCTTCCTGCACTTACTTGTGCTCTTTGTATTTTTTCTACAAAAGCATCTTCGTCTAAAACACTCAAATCAAAAATTTTATTTGTACTTCCTTTTATTGGATTTTTTTCAGAAGGAATTTTAAAATTATCTGCAAAGACAGCCGCTTGTGTTTTGTCGCTGATATAAATACCTTTTTCTTTTGCTTTAGCTAAAAGTTGTTTGCCAGTTCCATAACCTTTTTTATACTCTAAATTTTCAAGATCTGTTCCAACTGGAGTATAAACATATTCCTTGTTTTTTAATTTGTTTGAAGCTGCAGTATAAACTTTTTGGTATAAAGTCTTGTTTTTCTCTCTTGAAAGACCGTATCTACCTAAACTAAAATCTAGATTTATATCTGGAAAAGTTTCTTTTAACCAGTTTTGAATATTTGTAGGTAAAGGTTCAGCAAACCCTGTTCTCGATCCAAGGTCTTCACCTTCAATCATACCACCCCCAATCAATCCACCACCTGCATTAAGTGTTCGTTTATTTTTAGTTAGTGGTTTTTCACCAGGAATGTAATCATCCATTTCTTCTTGCATCTTATTAAACATATTATCAAACATTTCTGGATCATCATAAACACCCGCTTCCACTTCGGCTGCTCTTTCTTTTTCTAAAATACGCATGTAGTCATCGCCATAATTTGCTTCAGCCCAATTTGGATTAGCTTTTGCTCTCAAAACATTTAAACGACCAATTGGCATTTTGTTAACTTCTTGTTCTGTGTATCCAAATCTTTTTGCAACTTGTGCATCAACATAATCTAAATATCTTTCTCCGTAGACATTATAATCACTTCTTGAAATGATTCCTTCTTCTTCTAATTTATATAAATCATCTAATGTTTCATCTCCAGTAAACTTGTACGGAGATTTAACAGGGGTGTTTTTGTTATTAATATCATCTACAATTTTCTGTATCTTTTGAAATCCTTCAGGATCATTCTTTTTCATGAACTCCGTCATGTCTGAAGCAGTTTCTTCGTTAACTTCTATCTGTCCTTCATCGGCAAGTTCTTGTGTAATTCTTTTATCCGCCTCTACTTTTGATTTAACTTTTTTTAAATCGGTCTTAGGAGCTTTGCCAACATCTACTCCTATTCCTAATCGTTTAACCACATCTAAATAAACATTTTTAATGTTCTGCGGATTTTTCTCCGCCATAAATTCTAAGAACTCTCGTGATATTTTTCCACCAACTGTAGAAACTTTATCTGCATTCTTTAAAATAAAATCAATCATCTGTTTTATTTTAGGAAGACCTCCAGCCATCATGCCTAGTCTCTCAACGCTCGCTTCTTGCTGCGGGGGGCGTGTTAGATACGCCATCATTTGATTGTATTCGTTAATCTTCACGGTTATACCGCCAGTATGTTTGGAAGTCCTGGTGCCTCAACTAAATCATCGGGATCAATATCCATTTGCGCATCGTCTGGATCAACTTTGAATTTTAACTTTTCCATATCTTCTACAGGAAGAATTGTTCCTTGAACTTCTTTTGCCCCTTTAGCATCAAAGTTTGACGGTAGGTTTTTTAAAAACTCTGTTTGTGTTTCATCGGATAAGAATCGTTTTACATAGTATTGCGTGTCTGCATCATCATCACCTAAGTCAAAATTTTTATTATAAAATTTTAATTTTTCTTTTGAAACTGGATTACCTTCTGCATCGACTCCTGTTAAAAATTCCACCACTTCTTTTTGTGTTAATGGAATCTTGCCGCCTTTACTTCCAAGTGTTGCTTGTGGAAAGTCTCTTGGTTTAAATTCAAAATCAGGTTGAATGCCAACTTTGTTTTTTAAATCGAGTTTAATTAAATCAATTCCATCAGGTGTTGCACCGTGTTTTTTAACCAACATTGAAAGAACTTCACTAGCATCTCCACCATAGTATCTAAATAAAACATCAATCGGATCACCATCGAGTCCTGATCCTGTTGGCTCTAACATTCCTTTTTTCATACCCGGTGATAAATTTTTTAGTCTTCCTGCTTTGATATCTTCAATAATCAGTTGTCTTGCAACTCCTCTAAGTTCTGCTTGATCTCTTAAACTTTGTAATCGTGATGCATTAAACATGTCATCACCTTGTTTAGATATTGCGCCGACTTCTTCTCCAAGCTCCGCTGCAGACCTTTCAACATCTGCAAAGCCTCTCTTCATTCCAAGAATCCCTTGGTCAAGTCTTGATTTTCTAGGACCAGGTGAGTCTTTTGGTAAACCCAGTTTCTTTTGTAAACTTTCTAATCCTTGACCCGTTAATTGTTCTCCTGATTCTATTTTCAAGACAGGAGCTTCTGGCCGCTCGAGGCTCGCTATGCCTTCCTTGCTTTCAGGGTCTTGTAAAAGTTTTCTTTGAAATCTTTTTACGTTTCTAAATAAATTACCTTGTTGATCGATAGGTAGTTTACTTAATTTATCAGGGCCAAGATCTATGACTTTTTCTAGTTCTTGTTCAAAATCTTTGAGCTGATTTTTATTAGCTCTTTCTAAATCAAGCTCATCTAAAGCTCTAAATTTTGTTGTTGTATCAACAACTTCTAAATCTGTTTTAGGAAAGTCTATAACTTTGTCGTCTTTGTCCTTTTTAGTTGCGTTCTTTATTTTGGCTTGCATCTTTTTGACTAAAGGATGCAGTTCTCCAAGAGCTTCTTTCAACAGTTTGAGTATTGTTGCGTACATTTAAAATCTTTCCCCTTATCGTAGGATTTATACAAATGGTACTAATAGTACGTTTTTGGGGTAGATTCAATAGTTTCTTCAACATAGTCTTCAGGGTGTTCAAGAAAGCCTCCTTGTCTAAAACGCATGACAGCTTGCGTCATGGAATCGACCAAATCATCATGGTCTCCATACGGAAATGCTGCACATTCCTCAATTACCTCTTGAGCGAAAGCTTTTTCGGTGGGCGCCCATATGCATCCACTTTCAAATAGAGGTGCAACTGAGTTAACTCTTGTATGCTTATCATTTCCTTTGCTCGGTGTAAAGTTTACAACTGGGATTCCCATCTGGCGTAATTCGTAGGTCAATGGCAATCCTGATGCTTTTGATTCAACAATCACCGTTTCAGGGGTCCAATAATCATATTGTTCTTTTGCCACACGGCGAAGTTCAGGGAATTCATATCGATCTTTTACAGAGTCTAATAGAATCAATTGTGGTCCATTATATCGGTCATCATAAAAAACACCCCACGTTGTAATGGCAGAATAGTCTGCTGTTTGTTTTTTCATAAAAGCCGTATCATAAGATTGAATGACATGAGTGAGTGGAGGCATTTTTTCTGATTCCCAGTTCTGCCACCATTCACGTTTGATTAAAGATCCTTCTTCTGAGGTTGGGTTTTGCATCCACTGTGCATTCCATTTACCCACCGACAAAGATGCTTTAACTCCAAGAAGTTCATCCTTCTTCCAAAACTCTGGCCACACTGGTTCACCTGATGGCATGATCGCAGGAAACTCAATAATGTCCCATTGGTCTGCACGGGGTTCCGATTGTGCTTTTAATAATTTACCGGTTAGATCTTTAGTATTCCATCTTGTCATGACCAACACAATAGTTCCACCTGGTTGTAAACGCTGACGAGGTCCTGATGTATACCATTCGTAAGCTCGTTCTAATGCATCTGCATTAAGTGCATCTTGCTCTGAATGCGGGTCATCAATAATTAAAAGATCTGCACCACGACCTGTAATTGCACTCCCGACTCCCGCTGCGTAATACTCGCCGCCTTGTTCAGTTTCCCATTTACCTGCGGCCTGACTATCTTGTCTGAGTCTTGTTTTAAATACAGTTGTGTATTCATCGGTATCCATAAGTGTTTTAGCTTTACGACCAAACCTAACTGCAAGTTCAGTATTGTGAGTGGATTGAATAATTTTTAATTTTGGATTTCTTCCAATCATCCATGCAGGGAGCATGTAGGAACTAAATTCTGATTTCGTGTGACGGGGAGGCATGTTAATGATAACACGCTTCAATTCACCTCTGGCAATTTTATTAAATTTTTCTGCAATAATTTTATGATGGGACCCTTCAATAAATTCAGGCCAAACGTGTTTTACAAAACTCATAAAATCGTTTTGAATCTGAGACTCCTTTTTCTTATCAACAAGACGTAGATACATCTTCATGAAGTCTTTCTTCACATCAGGTGGTAAATTTTTTATTTTTTCTAAATCAACTTTCATTTTGAAAATTTTTTCCGCAAAATTTTTTTAGGTCAACTTTGAAACCCAGAATGAATTTACAGCATATCTATCTGTAAAACAAGGCATAAAGGGGCTAGTCCTGGGACCCCTTTTGTATATATAAAATTTAATTAAAAAGACGCGACCCTAATTTAGGATCGCGTCTGGTACCTCTATCAATCTAACAGAGTCATATAGGCAGAAGGATTAAGTTTCATAAACTTGCTCAATCCTTTACGAACAGTGTCGTAGTCTTCAATTAACTCAGCATACTTAATATCATCATGTAGCTTAGCTTGTTCCAGTGTTAGTTCAGCTGACTCACCAGAGTATGGGTTGGTCCTCGTTACGCGCTCTTCCATAGTTCACCTCCACTCGCTTTGTTTAAACACTCCAGGTATTCTGTTTCAGTCATCATCAGTTCCTGGGTACAGAATGCATGGCGCGCTTGTTGTGTAGCCATCAGTCTGTTATCTCTTAGATAAGCCACAGCTTTATCTAAAATGTATTGGCGCTTTGCGCCGCCTGGTTTGTACTCGTCTTTTAGTTCTTTCATTTTATATCCTTTCGTTGTGTACCGCTGCCTGCGTCTCCCCCGTTGCTCGCTACGCAAGACTTTATAACAGGATCGTAGAAACTAGCACCCTTGCGGTACATAGGGGATATTATAGGAATAATATCCCCTTGTCAACTATGTCCTTTCTATTATTTGT